CAGTTGGAGATGTTAAGTCCCGTTGATCCCGCTCCTGTGGTAGACTGATAGTGGAAGAACGCAATGGAAGCGGTATCGGCAGTGTTGATGTTACGGGCGATGATGTTGCTGAAGGAGAGTCCGTCAAAGGTGCCGGTAGTGTTTACGTTGACTCTAACCGCGCTCCCACTGTGAAGGGTGGAGTGTCCTTCAAAGGTGCAGTTAGAGAACGCCACATCTCTCCATGTTGCGGCCACGTTGTCGAGCAGCGCAATGAAGGTGAAGCGGGCGTTTTTGCTGACGATGTTGGAGAAGGTGAGGTTGCGGTTCCACTCAGCATCAGTGCTGTGGGCGTTGAGTTCGAGGGTGTAGTCACAGCCATCCACTGTGACGTTGGATACAGTAACATCAGCTACGTCAAGTAGAGAGATGCCTTCTCCCGCAGCGGTTGCCCCAGCAGCACCAACAGTTACGATATTTATATTGTTGATCGCCCCATGCTGCCCCCAGCCGGTGGTATTACCAGTGCTGTATATACTCATCCCATTACGCTGGGTTACGGTGGTGGCTTGACCTATATTGTTGAGGAAGAGATTTGAAATTCTGAAGTTACGACAACCATCAATATAAACCCCATCTTGTTTGGTGTTGATGATGGTGGGGCCGTCAATGAGAAGCCCATCTACATACTTAATTCTAATCCCATGCCCCACACTGCCCGCAAAAGCGGAGTAGTTACCATCTATGGTTCCCGACCCTGTGATGGAGATGTTGGAGCCGGTTGTGCTGGACCCAAACTCTGTGCCATTGCTACCCTTGGGGCTAGCGCAAATAACCCCTATAGCGGAAGCGAGTGACCCCGTTGCGCGCTGGATGGTGGTTCCTGCGGGAATATGAAGCTCAACACCAGGGTGAAGCCAGATGGAGGCAGTGGCAGCGTTCCCCCCGTTTAGGGAATATGTTCGCCCCGCTGAGCAAAGAACCTTACCTCCAGCAGAGGGGAGATCATCTATAGCTTCTTGGATTCCCCCCGAGACTGAGAGCGCCGCAAAATCATCCGCAAACCTAATCTGCCCCGGAGCTTCACTCCCTACTACTTGGCTGGTGTGCATGAGGGTGCTTAGGCCGCCACCACTCTGCAAGAGGTCGTAACCCCCAAACTCAACCCAACACTGACACAATCCTGTTGAGGATGAGGTGAGAGGGTTGGTGGTGGAGGTGCCACCTTGATCGTCAGCATAGAGGGTGGGCTTGGAACCTGTAGGGGTGAGGCGGTCTCCATCTGCAAGGGATAGGGTTCCGCTGAAGCCGCTTAGGGTGATTAAGGTGGTGGAAGTTACGGTGGCGGAGAAGGTGGTGGAGGGAGTGGTGCCAGTGAATACAAAGTCTCCTGTTTGGATCTTCCCCACATGCCGCACAGTTACGTTAAGAGGGGAGATTCCACTCTGCGCCCCATTGACTGTCGCCCCCTCACGATACACTGTAAGCGATACTCCGCTAACAGCATTGCCGTTGCTGCGGAGCATGTACTTATAAAGTCTACCAAGCTGCGCCATCTTAAACCTTTATGTAGATAGTGCCGAACGTAGATTTTGGCATAGGGAGGCGGAAGCGGGGGGTATCGTCGGGGTGGATTTCGTCCACCCTAATGAGCTTCGCCATTTCATTTTCGCAGTACTTAAACTTCTCCGCTGAGCGTTCGTGGTGGAAGAGATCAAGAAGGTAAAACTGTGCCTTCAGGATAATGTAGTTTTCAAACTCAATAGGGATGAGGAGGGTGTCGTCATTGTTAACAAGCTGGGGGATGCGGGCGTAATACTGGACGGTGATGGTGTAAGCTTGGTCAGGGACGGGGTAGAAGTCGATAACCCCATCTTGATCTACATTGCGGAGCGTATACATGTAAGGTGCGCCGCTATCAGTCTGCCTGTCGTAGCGGGCTTGATACTGTTCCCAGTCTAGGTATTGCAGGGTGAAGGCGGGCTTGGAGGAGTCATCAAGCCGCTGCACCTTACTCTCTTTGAAGAAGAGGGAGTCTAGGGAGTAGGTGCGGGTACCAGTGGAGGTGGTGATGTTGGAGCCCACGGTGAGAAGAGCTTTCCACGGGCGGGTATTAAGCTCCTTAATCACGCGGTTGATAAACTGCCCGCAGCGATAGAGAGACTGAGAGTCTAGTTGGCGGCCAAGGATGAGGGCTACTTGATCTTTAAGGTCTGCAAATCTAGCTGGCGTTGGCCCGGTAACGGACTGAGGCGCAATGAGAACTTCCGACATGGACGGCTTCTTCCAGTGTGGAGGCGATGCGGGGAGCGTTCTTCAGGATGGAGTAATTGGCGAGCACATCTTTAGAGGAGGCGTGGATTATGTCTTTGCGGAGGATGGGGTTTTCGATGAGTTTGATGAGGGCGCTTTCCCACCCAGCGTCGCCCTTTAGCTTGATGCCGGTGACTCCATCCTCCACGCAAGAGTAGGTACACTCATCGCTATATACCCCCGCTGCCCCCATCATGGTGTAGTCGAAGTATTTGAGGGGACTCTTAGAGCGGTTGAAGTCGCTGGGAACAAGGGGACTTAAGCCAATGTCGGGCGCGATGTAGCGCGTCACAGCTTGGTAATCAATCATGTCCGCCCACTGCAACACAAATGCGTCTCCTGCATCAATCCACTCCACAGCGAAGTCAGGAACAGTGGCGATGAAGATTAGCTTAACGCAGATGCTGCTTCCTTTGTAGCGCTTGATGATGCTTTCGAGGGGGCGGCGGATCATCTGAATGTCGCCATAGCGGGCGGTTGAGCCTGCCCATAGGATTCTAACTTCATTAGCGGGGGTGGGCTTACGCTCCATTGTCCAGGTTGAGGGCTCGATGTTATTCTCGGTGATAAACACGTTAGAGTTATATTTCTTAAGCGCCTCAGCTAGAAAGGCACAGGTTGTGGTTAGGGCGTCTGCGTGCCTGAATCCGGCTAGAGCAATCTTGATGCGGTCACTCTTGGAGGTGAGCTTCTGCTGGGCGACGTTGTACTTGGGGATATCAGTAACCAAATCATCAGTGTCGATGATGATGGGAATGCCATAAGCTTCACGTGCGGCCATGAGGGTGGCGAGGCGGTGAGGCTCATAACAGATTGTGCTCCATATCGCATCACATCCTGGAGCAATAGCGTCGAGGAAGTCATAGTCCAAACAATAATCCCGCTTCACACCTTTGTAGTTGATGGTGTCCTTGTAGCCAAAAGGGGACAGTGACGAGTGTGGGCGGGTGAGGATAGTGTGGCCCATGTCGTTGAGGTGCTTAGCAAACTGCCAGTGGCGGTAGTAGTTGATGGGGATATTCTGGTGAGTAAGCTGGAGTATTTTCATCGGTACAACCAAACTTGGTAGTCGCTTCTGCTCTCGGGGTCGTAATCTTCAGCGTTAGGGATAGGCGGACACTCCCACCCCATCTTCCACCCCAGCGCCTCGAAGGGGGTGATGTAGTCGTGGATGTTGGTAGAGAAGCGCATGTGGGAGGGGTTAGCATCCCCCGCATCTTCGTGCTCCATTGGGATGACGATAAACAACCCACGCTTCACCACCCTATTAAGCTCCTTCACCGCTGCGTCGTAATCCTTAACATGCTCCAGCGTGTGCGAACAAAATCCCCAATCCACCTCACCATCCCGCAAAAAGCTCATATTCTCAATCCTACCCGCGAAGGCGGGGAAACCTTTACTCTCACACACCTTGATATGTTCGGCGCTAATATCCACACAGATAGGGTTGAGGGAGGTTATACGCTTGAGCATGTCTGCAACATACCCTGTGCGCGAGCCAAAGTCCGCAACGGTGTCATCATCAAACAGGTTAGCTCCCACCACCTCAAGGAAGTTCTTAGCTGCGTAGAGAGCGCGGTTCACCCAGAAGCCGCTTACGTCGTTGTGCTCGGCTTGAACTTTGGTGTAGTAAGTATCATCCTTAACACACTTCTGATATGAAGCGGTATTCAAACTTCCCCCTTGGGAGCATGAAGAGGGGGAAAGCCTCCTCAATGCCATTGTCGCAGACGTTACGGGTGTGGCCGTGGAGGCGGCGCTCCTTACCATCCCTTAACCTAAGATCACTGATATATATCCTCTCACCCTCAGTAGGAATACGGTAACGATTAGTTTTATGGTCAGCCACATACCAACCTAGCTCCTTAGCGGCTTCGTACACCACAGGGTCGATGACCCACTTGGCGGCTTTGAATCCTTTGCCGTCGATGCCCATATCGAAGGAGATACGCATCTTGTCTAGTGCCTCCTCCTTTGTCCAGCTTAGCGTCTCCCCGTATGTGTGCCACCATCCGTGCATAGCAAGCTCAATCCAATCCTTCTCTTTAGCATACTTCTTGAGGAGAGTTTTGCTGCAGCGCTTGGGGATGGTGAAGAGTGTAACCTTAAACTCGGGGTCGTTTTCTTTCAGGGTGCATAGCATATTGAAGGGATCGTAAGTGTCGCAGAGGTCGTCGAAGTCCATTATTACCTTGGGCTTAGAGTCCATAAGGAACAAACTCCTCCATCCTGCGGCGCCTGAAGTATTCGGGGTTGTCGCGGAAGTGGTTGTCGGTGATGTGCTCGATTACGATATCCTTAACGTATACCATGGGGAGGTTTTCGGCGTGGCAATACACACTAATCTGTTGAGCTTCCCCCAAGGCTAGGGGGCCGTGGATGGAGAAACGAAAACTATCCCACACGCTGGGAAGAGTGACTCTACACGCACCACCTAGAGCTTCCACGAAATCATACTTAAAGTGGACAGTAGCGTGGTTCCCAAAGGACTTAGGCTTATGATTGAGACCGATGATATCAGGTGACAATACACACCCTTTTCCGAGTTCCTGCTGCGCTTCGATGGAGCGGGCCAAGAAGTTGTCAGTCTTGGGGGTAATGTCGTTATCCAACCTAACAATGTAGTCATAGCTGATGCCACTGTTTAGGATAGCATCAATGAGCATGTTGGAGCTTATACACTGGCCTTTATTGTCAAGGGAGAGGTTGAGGTAGTGGAGCCCCTGCCCTGCGAGCCACTTGTTAGTTCCGTCCACACTTCCGTTATCCATAACGTAGTGGTCATATTCCATCCCCGCCATCTCTTTAAGGAGTGCGAAGGTTCGCTGAGTATCGTGCAGCCTATCCCGCGTTAGTGTGTAGACCGCTATTTTCAAGGTCAAACCTCCCTACAGCAAGGGGCTGCTCCATAACGGGGCGAGTAAGCTGCAAGTTTTGTCCATGCCACCAATACTCGGTAAGTATCCTATAGACGGGTGCGGCGCTTAATCCCACCTTAGCCCAGCGATAGACGAAGTTCCAGTCTGCGAAGCG